CACTACGGCAGTTGATCTGTACATTAAAAGATTATTTGACGCTAACTCAGAACTTCGTAAAATGTTGGAATTGTTAAATCAAAAACCTACTGTAATTACGCCTACTGTTGTTCCTACCGGTCAAAAATATCCTGAAAGTTTTAACAGAGATTTAATAGATGCTTTTGGATTATTTTCAGGTATAAGTGTTGCGGGTTTAAACAATATGCCACAATTGGCTAATGGTGGCGTTGTCAATAAACCAACCATAGCAATGATAGGTGAGGCCGGTGCTGAAGCCGTTGTGCCATTAGATCGTATGGGTGGCTTTGGTACTACCGTAAATGTAAATGTAGCAGGATCGGTTATTTCAGAAGGTGAACTTCAATCAGTAATACAAGATGCTTTATACAATTTAAACCGATCAGGTGCGGTAACTCAATTAGCCAATTTAGGTAGATAATGCCAGCCGCGATATTCAAAGCGGAAATAGATTTTTCCGGCGGTGCTAGTTTTGATCCGGCTTTAGTTTTGGATGACCCGGCCACACCTTTAGATTTTTCTGTACTAGGTACGGCGGCGGCAGATGTAATAGATATAACTACCCTGGTAACTCAATGTTATATTAGGCGTGCGTTTAATAGATCATCAGATTCATTTACCGGTGGCACTGCACGCGTTACTTTTGTAGATCAAACGGGTGAATACAATCCGGCAAACACTGGATCAAGCCTATATGGCAAAATTAAACCAATGCGTAAAATTCGTTTTACGGCAGAATATTTAAGCGTGTCTTACAATTTGGGATCATTTTATATTCAGGATTGGAATTACCAAAGCCCTACTGGATTTGATCCGGCCTATGTAACCCTGTCTTGCGTAGATGGTTTTCAATTATTAAATTTAACTACTTTAACTACAGTTAGTGGTGGCACAGCAGGACAGACTACTTCACAAAGAATAACAAGTTTATTAGATGCCGGAGATTGGCCGGGTGGTATGCGCGACATATCTACCACCGCTACTACAACAGTGCAGGCAGATAGCGGAATATCAAGATCGTTATTGTCAGCCTGCCAAGAAGTTGAATCTACAGACTTGGGTGCGTTTTATATGGATGAACGCGGATACGCTAAATTCTTATCACGCAATGACATTATAGTTGCATCGGGCGGGGCAGTAACAGCGTTTAGTGATGTGCCAGGATCGGGTGATATTACTTACCAGGCCGTTGAATTTGATATTTCAGATTATCAAATGATCAATAAGGTTACTGTAACCCCAAATGGGTTGAGTGGGCAAACGGCAAGCGATAGCGCGAGCATTGCAGATTATTTTCAACATAGCCGGGTAAGAACTGGCATTATGCAAACAGAACTTAATGCCTTGAATCAGGCTCAAATGATAATTGCTTCTCGCAAGGAACAGGGTGTGGATTTACAATTAAACTCTTTAACCGTTGATGCCTTTGGTGAGGATGATGCTAGTCGGGTCATAGCCGCTTTAAATTTAGATGTGTTTGACCCAATAGAGGTAACGCAAACTTTACCGGCGGGGAATGTGGTCACTGATAGCGTTATTTCAGGGCTGACTTATCAAATAACCCCTAAATCTTTCCAAGTAACTTTTACATGCGCTCAACCCTTTGCGTCAGGTTTTTTGCTAGACTCTACCGTTGATGGAATTTTAGATGAAGATTCATTGGCCTATTAGGAGATTATAGATGGCAACCTTTTCAGTTGGTCAGGTATTAACGGCGGCTCAGATGAACTCTATAGCCAATCTTTCAGTTAGAGCGGTGACAAGTACATCAGATACATTGGTTGTAACTGATGCAGATAATAAACTTATTACATATTCAAATACTGGCACAACTACAATAACGCTTCCCCCTTTTACAGATGTGGCTATGACTACTGGATCAGTAGTAAATGTTATTAAAATTGGATCAGCCGGCACTGTATCTATTGTTCAAGGTTCAGGAGTGACAATAGCATCAGCCGGGGCAACTTCAACTAACCCAGTTATTACAAGTCAATTTAAAGCGGCTAGTTGCATCAAAGTCAGTACCGACAGTTGGTACATTGTTGGTGGCATTGCCTAATGTCTTTAATTCTTGGGATATTAGATAGCGGTGGTGCGGCGGCTGCTACGGGCTCATACGAATCTATTGCTAGCGCTACCGGCACAGGTTCAAGTGCAACAATTACTTTCAGTTCAATACCTAGCGGCTATGTTGCCCTACAACTTAGATGCTTAGTACGAAGCACAGAAGCAGGTGCTGGTAAATCTAACCTGATAATAAAACTTAACAATGATTCCACCACAGCCAATTATAGAACACATTACCTATATGGTGATGGTGGAGTTGGTGCGGGAACTATTACTGGTTCAGCAGGATTAAGATTTAACGACACTTTATCTAGGGGTGGTCAGCCTGCAAATGTAATGGCAACTCAGATTATAGATATCCAAAACTATACAGGTGCAATAAATAGAACAGTGCGTATGTTTGCAGGTATGGATGCTAATGATACTTCAGGCATTTTAGGATTGTATAGTGGTTTATACATAAGTACTACCGCAATTACACAAATTGACTATACCTGTCCAGATGGAAACCTATCAACAAGCACAGTTGTAGCCCTTTACGGAATCAAAGGATAATATGGCAACCACATACGAGAAAATTGCTACAACTACTTTGGGTAGTGCGGCTGCTACAATAGATTTTACTTCAATAGCGGCAACTTATACTGACCTTAAATTAGTATTAGTAGGCAAAACTTCTACGGATGCAGTAGTTAGGCTTAGATTTAATTCTGATTCTGCGAGCAATTATTCAAATACTTTTTTATATGGTGATGGTGCTGGGGCGGCTTCTTCAAGAAGCACATCCCAAACTTTTGCTAATCTTTCTTTTGGTGCAGATTTTAGAAGTGCCCAACCTGGTCTTATTTCAACCGACATATTTTCTTATGCTGGCTCAACTTTTAAAACTTTATTAAGTAATGAGTGTTTAGACTTAAATGGCGGCGGTACTGTAAATCCTTCAGTTAGTTTATATCGTTCAACTTCTGCCATAACTTCAGTTAATTTATTATTAAGCACTGGAACTTTTTCAACAGGCACTATTGCAACCCTCTACGGAATACTAAAGGCGTAACTATGGCAACCTATACTTTAATCAGTTCAAATGTTTTATCATCAGCGGCAGCCAGCGTAACCTTTTCATCAATACCTGCTACCTTTACAGATTTAGTGTTAAGGATAAGTGCGAGAAGTAGTACATTTCAAACAGCCGTTGATGTAACCTTTAATGGCGACACACCAGCATCAGGCACTTCATATTCATTTATTTCTTTAAGAGGCAATGGTTCGGCTGCTTCATCTAATTTTACGGCCAGCACTTCATCAGTAAATGTTGTTGGCGGTCAAGCCCAGTCAAATTATACAACAAACACCTTTAGCAATTTTGAATTTTATATACCTAATTATAATTCCACATCAAATAAGCCAGTTAGTTCATTTACGGCTGCTGAAAATAATAATGCAACCACTTGGTTTATAAATACTGTTGCAGGATTATATAGAAATGCAACAGCATTAACTTCTATTTTGCTAACACCTACATCTGGAAATTTTGCATCAACTTCATCATTTTATCTATATGGAATATCCAACGCTTAACAAAGGAGAAAGACAATGTCAGATACACCTACAAAGGTCATAGTGGATTGCACTACAGGCATTACTGAGGTGCTACCACTAACAGCGCAAGAGATTGCAGATATGGAAACTGCAAGAGTAGCGGCTGAGTTAGATCGTGCTGAAAAAGAAGCGCAAGATGCTACTAACGCGATTGCAAAAACAAATTTATTAAAAAAACTGGGCATTACCGAAGAAGAAGCCCGGTTATTGCTTTCATAAGCATGTAGGTAATGGCAATTATTAGAGAACTCACTAGCCCTAACGGGTGGCCGGCTAGTGAGGATCGCAAAGCGTTAGGCATTGAAACCTTTACAGTGCCAGGTACAAAGATTAAGTTTGCATGTGCCAAAGCCGTTGCACCAATCCTGGTAAGTTTTGCTAAAGATTTTCATGAATTAGTTGAGCCGATAGATCAAGGCCAATTAGATGATTGGGGTTATGCCTTTAGGCAAACTAGGGGATCAGATAAAATTTTGAGCAATCACGCATCCGGTACAGCCATAGACTTAAATGCAATTAAACATCCTTTGGGCAAGTCAAATACATTTAATAAGGATCAGCGTAATACAATTAACCTACTCATAACTAAATATGGT